CTGACGCAGTTGGGACAGATGCACCACCTGTTCCACCAGAAGTTGCAGACCAATTAGTTGTGCTAGTTGAATCCCAAGTGCCTGTGCCAAGAATCCAATATCTGTCAGCCATTAGACCTCCTCAGATGGAGGCGCAGTTATTATGGCAACCCAGTTATCAAACCTCTGCTGTTGCATGGCATTGATCTCGTCTTGGGTTAGTCCGTGATCATCTGGTAAATGCAAAGCATCTGCAAATGTGCCGTATTGAGAGTGAAAAGAGAAGTCAATCTTTACCATATTAAGCCTGTGTGGTTACTGCAATTACATCCCAACGTGTGTTGTTGGCGTTATAAATACAACCTACATAAGTTGTTTTGCTAATTGTTGTTGCTGTTGGCAAAGTCACGCCAATAACTGTGTATGTTGCGTTCCAAGTCAACGCTCTACTTGTGCCGTTATCTAGCAATCTGAATATCAACTTGTTTCCATCAACAGGCGTTCCTGTTGGAGCATTGATAGTGAGTCCTGCCGCTAATGCTGTAAAAGCATAGACATCACTAGCCGATATATCAGGGGTTAAAGAAGATGCTGATGCGGCTGAAGTAACTCTTGGGTCAATACGCTTGTTGGTTAGTGTCTCAGTACCAGAGTAAGTGGCAATAGATGCACCAGCCAATGTAGTTGCGCCAGTACCGCCATTTGCTATTGGTAGTGCAGTACCAGACAATGTGATTGCCAACGTGCCACTTGTCGTAATTGGTGAGCCAGCAACAGATAAGAACGCTGGGACAGTTGCCGCAACGCTAGTAACAGTACCAGTTGCAGAATCATTGGAAGTAATCGTAAAGTTAGGATATGTTCCCGTAATGCTAGTCGTACCCGCACCCGTCAATGCCACAGTCTGATCTGGTGCAGAGTTGGTGATTGTAAAGTTAGGATACGTGCCACTTGTGCTAATTCCCGTTCCCGCAGTTAAGGCAACTGTTTGGTCAGGAGAAGAATTAGTAATAGTGAAATTTGGGTATGTTCCGCTTGTGCTAATTCCTGTGCTTGCCGTTAAAACTACTGTTTGGTCAGGCGCAGAGTTTGTAATATTTAATGTACCAGATGTAGTAATTGGGCTTCCCGTAATGCTAATTCCTGTACCAGCAGTAGCCGCTACGCTTGTTACAGTTCCAGTTGCAGAATCGTTAGATGTAATGGTGAAATTAGGGTATGTTCCAGTAATACTGGTTGTGCCAGCACCTGTTAAAGAAACAGTCTGATCAGGAGCAGAGTTTGTAATTGTTACAGCGCCCGTAGCACCTGAAACTGATATTCCAGTTCCTGCAACATTACTTGTTACTCCAGAATTTCCAATCGTAAAGTTAGGATAAGTTCCTGATGTACTAATGCCCGTACTTCCAGTCAATGCCACAGTTTGATCTGGTGCAGTATTGGTAATATTTAGCGTACCCGTTGTAGTAATTGGACTACCAGTAATACTGATGCCTGTTCCAGCACTAGCGGCTACGCTAGTAACAGTACCTGTTCCTGCGCTCACATTGACAGTTACATCATCCCCTGAATTTGTAGCAGTAACAGTCGCACCAACAAAATTGATTTTCTTAACACCACTTGTGATGCTTGTGCCTTCGTCTAGGATAGCAACTGCCCCATTGGTGGACATGGTACTAATGACTTTGATCTTCTCTGCTAAGTCAGGAGCAACCACTTCACCTACATTGATCTCTTGACCAGTAGACAAAGTAATAACCAACGAGCCATCAAAGTCAATCTTGGCATCCCTTACAGAAACACCATCTTTTCCGTCTATCCCGTCTTTTCCGTCTACTCCATTTAACCCATTCTTGCCGTCTATGCCTTGGCGACCATCTGCACCCTTATCGCCCTTGTCGCCCTTGTCGCCCTTCTCAGGAACAATGGACTTGGCAACCTCTAGTTGTGCAGTAACCTTGTTTTCCATCACTTTGATGGCTTCAACTATCAGGTCTACATTGTCTTGAACAGCAGTTTCCTCTTGCTGGCGTAAAGCCACAAGGGTTTCTTCCATCTTGTTGATGGCTTCTAACTTTTCATCAAAAGACGAGTCTGTTGACTCAATACTTTGGATAAGTTCCTTGATATTAGCCATTCTTTAGACCATCTGTGAGTTTGGTAAGGAAGTCTTGCTTGACTTTTGACTGAGCATTTAACTTATCAGCCATCTGTAACTCAACAATCTTAGATTTGTTCTTGATGTCAGCCTCTTTGAGCATCAAATCAGCAATCTTGACTCGTTTATCAAACTCCCTTTGGTTGGCATCCGCCTCATTGGGTAGATTCTTGGTCAAAGATGCGCTCATCTTGGCTTGCACTTCCTGTGGCATCAACTGTGCCTCAGTCATTAACTTCTGAGCCTCTGCCCTATTCTGTTCTGCCTGAGTAGTGTTGACCGCAATCTGCGCTTGAGCCGCTTGCATAGCCAATTGTTGTTGCGCTTGTTGCATTTGTTGGGCTTGTGGGTCAGGTTTACTCATCTGCTCCAACATGGCAATCAATTCCATCCTGTTAGACAGACTTGAATTAGCCAAAATGCCTTTCAGAATGACAGGCAAGACAGGAGTATTGGGGCCAAGCGTCTGCAACAAGCCAATAAACTGCTGTTGTTCGTACTCTCTAGCAATAATTCCAAGCGTTGCCGTAGGTATGAAGTTCATATCCACAGAAGGGTAACGCTCTGGGTCAAACTGCATGAACCTGAAAGCCGCCTTCTTGATGAACGGAATCAAGAAATCCTCTTGGAAGTTCACCAAAGTGCGTTTGTACTTCTTGATGATAGAGGCGACAGCCATAGACATACCGCCTTGACCACCATCACGAGCCACATTGCTGATCATGCCCTGAGAATCCAATGTTCCCGTTGCTTGTAACAACATACGCTCAAAGTCTTTAGCCGTAGCCAAGTTGTTGGGGTCAGTTTGACCAAACTTGAAGGGGTAAAGAATCTCAGAAGGTGCGCCATTGGTAAGGATTGCCTTGCCAGGCTTTACTTCAAACTTCATTCCTCTTGGCAAACGGGTTGCGTCCATTGCAATCATGGGGCTAGTGGTCAGCGCAAGGGAATCTAAGTGTGAGCGAGTCTGTGCGTCAATAGCCTTTTGCATATTGAACGCTTTTTCTACTGTGCCTCTGCCCAACAAGCGATTAGGAACTGTGTCATCTTGATAGGTTAAGACAGGACGATCCTTCATCATATAAGGATTCGCTTCAGCCTTTAGGAGTTGCCCATCATTGGCAATGACAACAATCGCTTCTACCAAGTCAGAGTATTCCTCTGCCTCAGAGTTATCTGGGAAAAGGTCAACAATGTCTTTGTTTTCTTCTAGATTCTCTAGGTATTCCCGTGGAACTAAGCCGTAGTAGGTCAGGAGAAGAACCTTCTCATCTTGGTATTGGCTTACCTCTTGGGTAGGCTCAAGGTCAGAATCGTCACCAGTAGTGGTGATGTTTACCTTGCGGTAGATACCAGCCTCAATGCCTTGGACAACCTTGTGGATAGAGACATATTTCTCAATCGCTACACCCATACAGTCGCTAACAGAAACACCATTGGGGTCAAACAAGAAGTTCTTTGGATTTACAGGAGAAATCTTGACCGAAATTCTTTCTCTCTCCAACACTCCAATAGCCGCTTGCCCCATCTGGTTAGGGATTGGCTGAGTGGATGGGACATACTCTGTCTCAGTCATCACCACAACTTCACCTATGCCTGTGCCATAGATTTCAGCCATCAGTTCAATCTGATCAATGGCTTTCCTGATCTTGTCTTTCTTGAAGTCTTCTGTGAGTTGACGCTTAATCATCTCCACATCTATGGGGTTGCCATTGACATCTTGGATATTGTCTTCAATGTCAAAGAAGTCGCCCTGACCAAAGATTGCTTCCATGATCTCAGCATGGCGAGTCTCAACTGCTTGTTGGGTAGCAGGGGTAACAATACGGCTACGCTCAGATTCACGGGTCTTGTCTTCTACTGCCCACTCACCACGGAAGATGCGCTCG